TGAGATCTGTGTGACCGTCGAGGTTCCATCGGGGTAGTCGCCTCGAATGTGACGACGGTCCCAGGTGTTATCAATCGTGAAGGCCTTACCGTTCAAGAAAGCAGAAATCGTGAATCCCGAAAAAACAACAGTCTGTCCCGGAGAAAATGGATTGGAGTTCTGGTAGAGAGTGATCTTGCCGTTCTCGATCACCAGGAACCCGTAACCCTCTTGAGCTGTAGCTGCGCCTTCAGGCGTCACACCGCGATCCGCAAACGGAACGTGGCAATGGAAAGATGAACCGTTCGAAAAAGATACGGGGAACTGCAGACCATTCAACTCGGTCGCCGTAACCATGCCCTCAAACTTCACGACATCACCGACATGGAAATCGTTGGTCGCCAAAACATCGAGAAGACCGCTGGCAATCGTCAAGGACGTGATAGATGTCGGAGCCTTGGCTGTATCGACGGCATCGATTGCACCCGTCGCTGTAACGGTAGTGGGGAAGTTCGTCCACTCGAACACCACGAGCAAAGTAGTCGGGTTGCAAGAGAACACGAAACCACTTTTTCCGTTCAAGAAAGACGTGGCTCCGGTGAACCCAGAGAACGTGACTTTGGTGTGCGGCAGAAGAACCGCACCGAACGAAGTGTTCGAGACAGCTGTCAGCACGTTGCTGCCGATAGTCACCGAATCGATGTTTGTCAAAGAACTACCTGAGCTTCCGACGCACGCGAAGCCCGTGTCTTGAGTATCAAGCCACACAGCTGTCGAGTAGGTGATCGTCAGCTCTCGATCTCCGTAGTAGGAGACAATGTTTTCAATCGCTGCCTGAGCTGGGATCAATCCATAGTCAGGATGACGATAGGTCACCGTGAACGTACAAGTAAACAGACCCAAATCAACAGACGACGTGAGAATAATTCCGCCGCCGCCAAACGGCGAATCCTTCGTCCCGGTGAACGATACGCTTGAACCCACTGGAAAAAGAAAGGTGGGATCAGGAATAGGAAACGCTCCGGGAAACTGAACTACAACGGTCAACACGTTATCGGTGACAGTCTGGGTGCCGGTTACGTTGGCTGCATACGCCCGCTGGTAGGGGGTGACAGCGATATCCTGCACGAGAGGACCCACGACTCCCTGACCATTTAGCTCGGTATGGACGAGCAGATCACTCAGGGACATCACAGAACCAGGGATACCGATAGCGTTGCCGCCGCGACCGGTGCTGAAGTAGCGAATCTTGAGAACACTGCCGGTGGAAGCTGTAGAGGCCACCGTAAAGAAAGAGGTCTCCCGAAACGTCGCGAGATCCGCGAAAACCTGGATGTTCTGACCTTGATCGATGAAAAAATCGTTGATGTTGAATACCGTGGACGGAGCCCACGAATTCAAAGACTGAATCCACTTTTTCTGAACGTCGCCGTCGCCAAAATAAAGAACGTTCCCAATACTCTGAAAGCGCGCTGGGTTGGGAAACGCCTTGTTGTAGATGACCTGCTTTGTATCCGGACCCGTGCCATCGTAGATAGTCGAGATGGTATCGATGATCACCTTGATGGCTTCATCGTTCGTGCTGAACAAGCGGAACGAATAGAAGCTGAAGACCGGAGGAAAATCTTGGTTGTTGTAGACACTTGTCCCTGGGCGTCTGATCAGCGTCAGACGGTTGCTGACCTCCGTGTTGAGGCCGTCGATCAAGCAATCGTTGTTGGCACCGTAGTACTTCTCGGTCTGCCATCCAAGAGCACCTGAGCGCAGAGGATTACGCTGGGTCCACAGTCCCTGGAAAAAGCGAGACGTGTAGATGGGAACGAACTTGAGCGGCTTCCCCGGCGATCCCGCCATTGCGAGTTGATTTGGCATCCAACATTCCTCTACTCGTCAGTACGCACAACCTGGAGATCGTGATCTCCGGATTCCCAAATTTTCTGCCTGATGTTTCTCGGTAAAATTATGCAACCCTGACTCGCCGTACCCGGATTCTGTATGCTGTCTCCGTGGATCAAAAATCCTGAGCGACCGTGCATTACGTTCTTCGGATCAGGCGTCAGACGCAAAGTGTACGGACTGTGACTCGAATCGTAGGGCCGACCGATGGTGTACTTACCCCTGGGTAGCGGCCCGATGTTGGGCACATGATCCATGTCTGGGTTGTTCTTACCGGCTCCCGCGCCCGCGTAACCGCGAGCGATGATTCCGATTGTGGAGCCCCGAAGGCTACCCGTCAGTTGTCCGTAGGTCCACATGGCTACGCCTTTTTTCCGAGAGCGGCGTCCAAAATCTTTGTGAAGGCTGACTCGAAGCTCTCGTGATGTGACAAGTGATTGGTCAATAGTGTTTCAATCTTCGTAATTCGTCTCTCGTTCCATAAAGCCGCTGCGAGAATTGAGAGGAGGATCGATGCGAGTTCGCCGTAGGACATCATGGAGCGTTTCCTTAACACGAGATCGGAGACCTAGTAGGCCCCGCCCTGCCAATCATAGGGCCATGCAGGACCGACCGGCATGCCATACTTGTACGGACTTCCTCCCGTCAAACCTTGAGACGGATAGAAGCTTGCATCCTCCCTTTCTCGATCAGCTGCGCGCAACGCCGTCACGATGGTCTCTTCCCACTCCAGATAGGTCTGATTGGCGTTTCGAGTTCCTGCGTGCTGATAACCCTTGGCGAGGCATCCCTGACGGAACAGATAAGCGTAGTCGTCAGGAATCGGATCAATGAATCCGGTGAGCGCTATCAGCTTCGGCGCTCGAACTTGGTAAACAGGCATGATCAACCAGCACAGGCCCGACTGCGCAGGCAACGGAACAATTCGAACCGCGATACCGTTCGGGTCGGCTACTGTCCAGGTCACGGTGCCGTCTACAACCGTTGTTCCCGCTGGCGAAGCCGCCGCCAGCACCGGTTGCACCGCACCGCTCGTGCCATAAGGGCTGCCGGGAGCCACGAAACCAGTCTGTCCTATTCCCGGAGAGTTAATAGATAGGTTGAGCCCCGCGCTGTTGATGTACAGAATGTTGTTGTTGGCGTCCCGGAACTGCTGAATCGGTGAAGTAATCGTGGGTGATCCGTACCCGCAAGGGTACACGGTATTCGCTTGCCATTTTCCCATGATCGCTAGGGAGTTCGGAACCCAGGACAGATTGAAGGGGTTTCCTTGATAAGAGGTCTGAGCCAGATCTCGGACGGCTTCCATTCCATTGACCGGCTTCGGAACCGTCGAGTTGTTGATATCAACTCTCCAGCCCTGCTCCATCCAACCCAGATTGGTGATACTCGTCACATAGTCCTGCTGCAACGAAACTGTGAGAAACGGCGCAATGTTCGCTCGGTTAAACTTCCAGTTCATGTTCTGGGCGAGGAACCGCGACATGATGTCGTTCGCCATCGTCAGGAAAGGTTCCTGTGTGAATCCCGACGCCGACGTGACCGGCTCCAACTCCGAAAATGACCGGAGATAGTTCACCACACTTTGTAAGGTGATTGTGGATGCCATTATTGTAGACCTCTCGACGACACACGCTGTTGCGTCTTCAGCGCCGAGTCCTGATTACTCGACTGGAAGATCAGGCGCTCGCTCAAAAAGATGTTGACTTGGCTTTCCGACAAGCCGCCGTGGAAGCTGACTAGCTGCTTCAAGAACATATTCATCGTGAACGGCCACCGAGAATCCCCGAGGTACTCGTAGGCTTTCGCCAAAACTCCGGTACTGTAGAGATGGAACATGTAATCCGGGAACGGACTCCAGGTGCCGCTGGTAGCTGTGAACGACGGCGCAGCCTGCTGCCAAGTGAGCTTCAAGGAATAGATTTTGTCGGGAGCCGGTAGTAATCTGAAGGTGACCGTACCGGTCCCATTGTCCAACTGAGCTGCAATCTTGACGGGCAAATTTGTTTGCAGGTCTTCTCCCAAAGCCAGCGCAATCTCCAATTCTTTCGATTCTCCGCCATTTGCGAGGGTGGCTTTCTCAAGCCAACCGAAGCTGGGAGCTGCGAAGACGCTAGCGGTTGCAACTCCACCGACCTCGGAGATGGGTCCCACGTTGGCGTTGTTGTAGGCTACTACCAGAACCGTCGAAGAACTTGAGATAACAGTCCCGGAGGTTCCATTCAAAAACAGAAGAGATGCGTGAGTGAACCCCGCGAAATTTACGGTAGCCCCGAACACAGTTGTACCCCCGAAGCCCGCACTCGATAGAGTAAGGACGTTGGAGGTGATTTGGACTGTAGTCGGGTTGGGGGCCGTCATGGTGACAGCGGAGGCTGTCGAGACCACATAGTCCTGAGTTCCTACGACCGTGGTGATCGTCGTAGTCCCTCGGTTCCAGCGCCACGCGAATGGGGGCGCGAGAAGGGTCTGACGGACCCAGTCACCAATAGACAGAGCTGGGTCGCCAGTTCGACCCCCAGCCGGAGGGGTCGCGAAGGTGAGCGGTGCCAGCCGAATGTACTGCGAAGCATATTGGAAGACTTCCGCAAGAGTGTGAGACATCGCTTATTCCTTTTTGAAAACGCACAGACCGGGCTTGATTCCGGCTCGGGTATCAGCGCGGCGTAGCCTGGGGTCTTATGACGGCTTTCCGCTTCGTATTCCCACTCCCGGTCCCGACCCCCGTCAGGGCCAGCGGTGTCCAATCCACCGCGCTGTGCTCGAAACCTACGACGCCAGACGGCCTGCACTCATTGCAGCCTTGGGATCGTGAAACGTTCGGATACCAGCCGAGGACATTCTGTTTCCAGACTTCTGCCGGAAGATCTTCTGGACGTTCACGTCTGGGTTGTCCGAGAAAATCTGAAGCTGGCAGTTCGTGCAGATACCAACCACGACGCCGGAATCCAACCGGTGCATCACAATCGAAGACAGCTGGCCGGTGAAGTCGCTGTTCTCGCTGGAGCCCTGCAAGTGCGGACAGGTTCCCTGACTGGCGAGGATCTGGGCCTTCATGCGCTCGTTGACTACGCGCATCGATTCCCGCATGGCCTTCTCGTTCTCAACATTGCGAGGATCGACATAGGGCTTGCGTGCTTCGATGATTGCTTTGGCAAGCTCGGACATCCCCTCAGAAACAATCTTCTCGGATCTCTCCGCCGACGCGCCTACAGCAGCCGCTACAGCAGAACTGATCAGCTGTTGAAGATCCGCCTTACTGAGCGTGATGTTGTCCGCCTTCGGAGGTGCCTGCTGCTGGGGAGCTTTTCCAACCAATGGATTCTGATTCTCATTCGGTTCTGACATGTGATTCTCCTTGAACTGTGCCCAATCCGGGCAACCAGTCGATTGAATTTACTTTCTGTTTCGGAATGCGTACAACTGGCGATACCAAACAGTGCTGGCTTCTCCTCGTGCGGACCCGAACTCTTGGTCGCATCGCTCTTCAGACAATAAGCCGAGCTTGATCAGACGCAGCAAAACCGTTCGCCACCCGCGCTTACTCTCGCGGATAGGAACGTCTCGGGCGTCGAACTCGTACTGGGAAAACTCCGGCATCAGACCCGTGGGAATGTAGAACAGGTACTTGAAATCTCGTCCGTCGAGATCCGGCTGAGGACACGGGAAGGTTTGAAAAACGGCAAGATCCCCGATGATCCTACCATCCGTGATGTAGAGGCTACGAACCAACTTCCGGAGCTTCCGCAACAGGTCGGAGTGGTGAAGAGGCGTTCCAACACGCGCTGCGTCATTCTCGTAGTCCTCTTGGTTCTCCCACCGCTGCCTCTTCGTGGCGTGAGAGTTGTAGTTCAACTCTTTCAGCCTGGACGTGTGCTCCGAAGTTGAGAGTTTCGGGGACGACGCACATTCCGTGCATTGGTCCCGTCGTCCGTCTCGGTAAGAAGAATCTCTCGGAAAAAATTTGTACCCGAGAATCCTCGTGCAGCAGCAACATTCTTTACCGAGGAGATCCGAACTTTCGACAACCTCTCGGTCAATGACGTTTGAAGCTTGGTTTAGATCGTGCATTCCGTATCCTCTTTCGCAGGAAATAGTGGGCCAAGATCTCTCCCGGCCCACATTGTGGATGGCTCCAGCGGTTGGACTCGAACCAACAACCACCCGGTTAACAGCCGGGCGCTCCGCCGATTGAGCTACACTGGATCAAGCTGATTAGATCAGTTCAAGAGCAAACTCAGTGACCTGAACTGTGCTAGCAGCCGCGTTCCCGAAGGTGATGAATGGAACGAAGCTCAGCGCTGCCGCTGTGAGAGCGGGTGCTGACACGGTGCTCTGGATGACATCGCTGACGACCTGAACGGTCGGAGTCACCAAGAAGCTTACGGTCGCGCTGTGCCGACTGGCGATCTTTCCGTTGGCACCGCTACCGATTGACCAGATGATCTCGGACACGATGGTCCACATGAAGGCACCACCTGCGACCGTTGCCAGAGCCGCACCAGTTGTCCCGATCAAGACGTTAGACCCGATGGTAGCCGAAGTACCGAGGGTCAAAGAGCCCAGAACGGACTGAGCCGCGTTGGCTCCGGCGACACCCGTACCAGAAACCCGAACTCTGAACGGCACGCCCTCGAAAGAGGTGCTGCTGAAGTACGGTGTCTGTCCGCCGCGAGGCGTACCAAACAACCGTCCATAAGCTGGACCGAGGATCGAACTGTTCTCATTGGGCGACAGAGGATTGAAAGCACCCAGGATCGCAGATTGCTGCGGAACCGTTAGGACCGCAGTTGCGCCGACAGCATCGTCGGTGTTGAGGACCGCCGCTGTAGCGGTAGTCGAAGCGATTGCTTGGGCCTTCAACTGATTTCTACCGGTGCCCGACCGGAATGCTAGGATTGTGTTTGCGTTCATGACGTATCTCCATATACTACTTTGTGGTGTTTGAGCGTGAACTTCGTAGACCCTTGCGCGGGCACTGGGTGTGACTTACTCGGGTTTGAAGATCGGCTCTGCTCTAAGCTGCCCATCTTCGATGTAGATCGCTGCGACGCCACCGGGAAGAACCTTCGTTGAGGATTTATCCTTATTGAATAGGTCTCCGGCCTCGCGTATGACGCTGGAGTGAGCAACCAAGAGCGTCGGCTTCCCACTCCTCAAGGCCCACCTCACGGCATCTACAAGCATCGGTCTAACTCGTCCCCGAAACTCGTTGAACGACTCTCCACCAGGGAAAGGATCGTCCGGATTCTCTGCGTGACACTGAACAATCTGTTTATTCTCGGGAGTCTTCTTTTGTCCGCCGAGATCGCCGACATCCAAGTCCTGGAGGTTTCCATTACCGTGGTACGGAAGTCCTACCTTGGCCTTGTTAATTATCATGGCCGTGTGACGACTGCGCTTCTTCGGAGAAAAGAAGATGGAGCCCAACTCAATAGGCTCGAAGTAGAACGACAAAGCATGTGCATCTCGCCAACCACTGCCGTTCAGATCTGGATCGAGATGACCTTTGAAGCAGTTGCTCTCGTTAAGATCTGTAGTCCCGTGCCGGGCGACGTACACCAGAATTTCGTTATGCTTTGTCGCCATGATCCGGATCTCCGTCTAGGTCACCCTCGATAGCAGACTCCACGACGGCGATGACTTCATTCTCGGCCTGCTCTTCCTTCTCAATCTCTCGGACAAACAAAGCAAGCTCCGGATGCTCGGCCTTCTTGTAGCCCTTCTTCCGCATGAGACGGACTGCAGCCTTCTTCCACTCGTAGGGTGCCGATTCGTTTCGAGCTACATCGAAAAGAATGTGCTCCGGCAAAGTATCGAGTACGTAATTCTTGTCCTCTGGCAGGGGTTGATAAGCCATCGTGTCCTCGGAATAGTGAATTGGCGACCGCGCAAGGAATCGAACCTTGGGTATCGGTTTTGGAGACCGAGGGTTTACCACTAACCGACACGGCCTTGAAAATTGGTCTGGGTGGATGGATTCGAACCACCGACCCCTCGCTTCCAAAGCGAGAACTCTGTCCAGACTGAGCTACACCCAGATGGTGGACGAAGAGAGGATCGAACTCTCGACCTCAGCATTGCAAGTGCTGCGCTCTCCCAACTGAGCTACTCGCCCTTTTCCCGTTGATTGATGATGTCCGTGACATCGGAAACTTTCTTGATTGCGCCCGCCGCTATGCCCAAGCACTGGCCGTCTTTCGAGATGAAGCAGTCACCCGCTTCATTGAACTCGACCTTGTGCCCGTTGTACTCAGCGGACGTAAAGTTGGGCTCCACGGTGGGCTCGTCCGGATCAACAAAAGGGTCGAAGAGTTCCGGCTCAGGTTTCGTTTCAAGAATCGTTTCGACTTCCGCAGCAACTTCTGTCGCGGCTTCAACTTTCACCACTTCTGAATTCGTTTCGTCGGACATCGGAGCACCTCGTTTTTAATATTCTTTGACGCTGATCACTTGGCCCTGAGAAAAAGTAACGAAGACGACTTTGAGTGGACGCTCGCCGTAGATCCAATCTTCTGTCGCGCCCTCGCGTATCCTTCGATCCGGTCGGCCCATTGCTGCTAGAACAAGATCCTTATCCATTCCCACTGCGGCACGCTTGCTTTTGACCGCCTCTCGGAATTCGTCGGGCACCGAGTCAAGGAACGAGTTGAGTGCCGATTTCTTGCTGAAGTCCAGTACCCCCGCGAGGAGGGCCTTCACTTCTTGAGGCGTGAGGTTCGGGATCGGCCCATCAAACTGAAGAGAGACATACGAGCCCTGGGGGTCTGCGGGGGCTGCAGGTCTCGCCACGGGCGTCATACCTCCAGCGCCGCCGATCTGAATCTTCTCCAGGAATCTCTTCTTCTTGTCCTTCTTCTTACCGCCGCCGTTGATCTCGAATATCAGTCGGCTCCCTGCGAACTCGATGCTGGTGATCTGAACCTTAGCGCCGGGCGGAAGAAACTGCGAGGCGCTGAGTGTATTCTCTTCGTTCTTCTTCCAATCGAACTCACCTTTGGAATCGAGAACCATTCCAGTGGCGTTGACCGGCAACGGAACTTTCAGCGCTACATACTCGCTACCCAACGTGCGGATGATGCTGATCCGCGCCTCGGCGTCCAAAGTCTCGGCAGGAGCCTGTAGCCTGAACAGTAGGAAGACGCAGAAGAAAATCAGGTAACGTATCATCTGGAGCCGTCCGAGGGACTCGAACCCCCAACCATCGGTTTACAAAACCGCTGCTCTACCAATTGGAGCTACGACGGCGGAATTCTTTGCCCGGCCCATCATGAGCTGACTTCGATCTTTGTGGTTGAACAAGAAGTTGATCGTGTCGAGCGCCGCTTGCTGAGCCGTCAAGACGCTGGTGTGAAATCCCCGGTCGAGCGGTCGCTCCACAATCCATTGCCCGAGAATGTTGTTGGTGTCCAAGATCGACCTAACTCTCGGTCCATTCCAGTTTATTTCGTCACTCATGGTACTGATTTTGAAAAAGGGTTTAAGTTTACTTCCCAGACGAGTTCACAAGTCAGACTTGTGAACTTTTCTGGCAAATAAACTCGACGAGCACTCTACCAATCCGGAGAGTGCCCGTGAGCTTTTGTTCGATTAAAGAGATCCGATGTACCAGGACAGCCGCTAGGCTTCAGCCGACGTTGGGAGACCCAATCCGAATCTCCCTCGGTCCGCCGAGAAGCTTAGCTAGAGCTGGTCTCGCTCTGCAGCCGACGAAGAACCATCGTGCTGCCGGGACGCAACGTGTTTGTGTATTTCACGTTGTAGGAGACCCAACCCCCGATCTGACGAGCAGGATCGGCGACGCTGCCCTGTGCGGGAGCTTCCTGGATCAGCAAGCGGTAGTTCTTCTCGCCGGATTCAGGATTCTTCCCGAGGAACACGGAGAACAACGCATCATCTGCGAAGATGTATGTGTTGTAGTACGTGTTGCCACCAATGACGGAGCTTGGTGCAGTGGTGGTCTGTTTGAACCGCGTACCGGCGAACTGGATGACCTCTTCGTTCGCAAGAGGAGCCATCAGCTTGTCCACTGTAGACTCGTTGCGCTTCAAGATGTCAGTCAAGCCGTTTGCGCTGGTGTCATTCAGCACATCATGCACGACGAACGGATGGATGATTCCACCCCAATACCCGTCCTTCGTCAGCGGACGAGCGTTGACACCCGCGAGTTGCTGGGTAGCGGTGCGGATGTTGTTGGCAGTCAGGTAGGACCCGTTAGCCAACAGGATGTTGACGCTGGAATCCACCGCAACAGCGGCGTCAGCGGTCAACTGAACAAGAGAGTTGAGGGTCAGTGCCAACCGGTAGTTCAATTCGGTTGACAGGTTCTGCAACAGTGACGGATCGTCGATTGCAACGTCCATCGCCAGATCGGAGCTGTTGATGAAATCGGCGTACTGACCGATTGTCGCCACGATCTTGGTCGAAGACTCACTGATGGGAGAACCGACCGTACCTTCCGCAGCTTGGTTGGTGTTGGCAGCCAAGAGAGCGTAGGTGAAGAATTGGATCTGGTTACCAGACCGGAGCGGCAGAGGTTTCTGCTTTGTCATGCTCAGGAATGGGGTCTGCGCCTTCAGGTTGGGAATCGCTCCGCGCTCGTAATAGATGGCTACGAGGTTGGGCAAGGCACCTGAAGTCTGGATGCTTGCTGGTGAAAAAGACATTGAAGTTTACCTCGAAAGGTTTGTTACTTCTAGCGCCGAGTCCCCAACCGTAGCTGGCGAACGCCGGTGAGTAATTTCTCAACGTCGCCGTCAGACAGGTTGTCTAACTCTTCGACTGAGGGCGGCGTTGCAACCTCGGTGTTTCGAGCCACCGTTTCCGATGTTCGAATACCAAGGTTTGCGTTGCCCGCTCTCGGACGCCTTTCACGAACAATCCGGTCGTTAGAGGTCGTCGATGGGGCAGCAGCCGGAGTAACCGGCGCTGCTGGCGCTGCGGGTGCAGCGGGAACTACAACTGTTGCGGCTTCCTCTTCTTCGTCTCGGAGATCCAACAATCCGTCGTTCACCAAGTCTTGGTAAGCCTCATCCAAAGTCTCAGCCGTCCACTGTCCGGCGTTGAACAGGACTTCGATCATTGCATTCGGATCGCGCCCCTGCAGGGGCTGATTCAACTTGTACTTGCACAACCAAGCAATCAGAGCTTCGAAATTCTTTTCATACGGAACGTACTCCTCGTGAGTCCTCAAAAATTCCTTGGAGATCGCTTCCGCCGACAGCTCGTCCGAAGCTGCCTTTCCGGTCTTTGCCACCTTCACGAATTCCTCAAGAGACAATCCAGTCTTCTTTTGGAACCATTGCCCGATGGCAGCGTCCGGATCATCTTGCAACTTGGTCTTCAACTCGAAGATCTCATCCGCCGTCAAGTTGCGATACGCTGCGCTGGCTGGAACAGAGACGGGAGTCACGGGTGTATCCGTAGGATCGATGCCGAGCTTCGTTTTCTTGCTCAGCTCTCGAATCTTCTGAGTCGCGTTGATCTTTCCAGCAGACAAGTTGACGAGCAACTCATCCTTGGTAGATCCGTAGAAAACCTCGACGGGAGCCCCGGTGTTTGAATCCAGGGTGGCTTTCCAGCCTCGGTTCCCGTGCTCGATGGTTACTTGCGAACCATCTTCGTAGGCGTAGACCTGGGGCTCATCGGCAGCCTTCGGGGTTGCTGGAGCCGGGTCAACAACGGGAGCGGGGACCTCCGTAGAGATCCCTTGCTCGTCCGCTATCTTTTGAATCTCATCCTCAAAGCTTCCTTCCGGATCGTTCGGCGCGAGAGGTGCAAACAAATCGTCGGCAAACGGATCGGGAACTACAGAGGCTGCGTTTGACATTTGAATCTCCTTGGACCTCTGGCAATCCGCCAGAACGGTCAATTGTTTTTGTCAGAAAAAGCGATCAGTTTTTCTTACAGCTCCTCTGACCGACCAGGGCTTTATGTCCGCTGGCCTCATGCGCTTTGCGAAAAGCGGGAGTGCGGAAGGTTACTCGACAAACACCACAGGTCGAGCGGAATAGATACAGTTCGTATTTCCGTTTCCGAATCGGGTTGTAAGTCCGCTTCGGCAGACCCTTGGCTACTTTCTTCTTTGTGATTGGCATGGCATGTTACCTCCTATGTCATGACAACCTCCTTTCTAAAGCGTAGGATTTTTTGAAGCGAAAACCACACAAGATTTGTTTCGAAACTACATGCTCTCGGGAGGAACTGGACTAGACATTCTAGCCGCGTTCTTCAACACCGAGGGTGTTGTCATCGAGTTGGTGACGGCGCTGTTGATGTCCTCTTGAAACTTCACGAAGAGATCGTTCAGCGCGTAAGCGGCGGCGTGCGCTTCCTTGACATGTTCGCTGCCCGGAGAAAGCTTCAACAGATCATGGGTAGATCGATCTGCGTAGGACCGAAGTGTATCGATCAAAATCGTGTACGCCTCGGTGTGGACGACCTGGGCCAACGTGCGACCTCGATCCCACAACTCTACTTCAAACCTCTCTTCGTCGGTGAGCGTCCTACCAAGACTTGTTTCGACCCTTTCAACCATCAAGCTCTCAGCCATAAATTAAACTCCAAGCCCCGCTGCGGGGGCTGCTTCGAGACCGGCAGCCGGAGCCGCTTCTTCAGCACCGATAGACTCTTGATCGAGTCCGTGCTTCAAAACGTCCCTGCCCGCTCTCGCGATGTTCTCTTGCTCGGCTAAATCAGACTTGTTGTCGTGTTGCTGGGTCAGCGCCGCTTGCTGAGCTGCAGCCTTCGCTTGCGCTATTGCTGCGGGGGAGTTAGCTTGCGACTGTTTCTTCTCTTCGTCCGTCATGTCCACAATGACATCATCGTAAGTCTTCCAATCGGACACCGCGAAGAACATCTTGACAACTTCATCAATCTTAACCTTCTTGCCCTGTGCCGCCAGCTGCTTGGTTGTCTCAGAGCTGGTCAAGAACTGAACGATCATCGGCAGAGATTGTGCCATCGCCCGTCGAGCTTGCAGTTTCGCAGCCGCCAGGATAGCGAACTTCACTCGGGCGTTCAGGATCTCAAGGACATCACCCTTGTTCGTCATGAAGGCGTGCTGCAACTCTTCTCCGAGAATGTACTTGATGGCCGACACCGGAAGCATGGACCGGTTAAGCTCGTGAGTCCTGTACAAAAACGGTACAATCACGTTGTCTGACAACTTCTCTACAAAGTCCGCCACGCGGGAGCCCGCGCCAGCAGCCAGAAGATTGGCTCCAGACGCCGTGCGCGCCAAACTGGAATGTCCGCTTTGACCGGCAACCCCTTGCATACCAGGATCGCTGACGCCGGAAACACGCTCCGAGCGGGATTCAGAGAACGCCAACATCCGCTCAGCCTCGGGGACCGGATTGAGTCGCTCCAGTGGTTTGAAGTCGTCTTTGTTGTCTACATCGACGATCTTACCGGGAGAGATCCGGATACTCTGAGTCGGAACGCTCTTGCCTCGAACACGGATGTAGACTCCATTCAAGTTCAACGCCGCGTTATCAAGATAGAGGTTCGTGAGCCCTTGCTGCAACCGTTGCTCGGCCCCGATGACCTTCGCGAGACCCATCGACCAGAAGGCTTCAGGAACATCCCACCAACCGACAGACAGAAACGGAATCTCTCCGTAGGGATTCTGGTCGTTGCAAATCACGACCTTCTTATTCAGAATCGCGATGCACTTTCCGTTGTCCCAGCGCTCCAGAACTTCGAGAGGCTGTTCGAAAGGATCTTCGGTGGTGGCTTCGTATCGAGCTTCCGCTCGGGCATCCCACAACGGATTTCGATTCGTTACTTCTGACGGCGCGGCCTCGACTGGTTCCTTCGGAGGCAGGAACAATTGGAGCAGCGCCTCTTTCTCGGGGATCGTGAATCCGGGACGCTCTCTGAGTTTGTCGAGATCCGACCAAGTCAAGTACATCCGATGAATAACGTACTTGCCCTTGCTAATACTGGGGACGTTGAGACCTGGATCGACGAGCACATACCGAAGGTTCGTGATGTTCTCGAAGACAGGACGGTCGATGACTTCTTCAACGATCTGCTCTTCGATGGCATCATCATCTGAGACAGCCTCGATAGCGATGTCCGGAAGCGTGTCCGCGACGTTCGGTACGACTGCCTCTGGAACCGGTCGCACGTAGATCTTCCGTGTTCGGGTGAAGGTCTCCCACCCCCATTTCCAAATGCCGGTGCCGAAGAGAACCGCGTTGAAGCATCCGCGTTTGAGTTCCTCGCGGAATCCGATGTCTTCCAACTGGTAGGCCAGCAGCGCGCCAATAGCACTCGCGGTGGTCTGCGATGTGCCGGGCCTCTTCTGAATCATAAACGGTGGATCGTCGTAGAACAATCCGTTGATGATCTGTGGAACCAGAGAGTTCACCGCTGTAGCAACGGTGAAGAAAGGCACGTTCGCCCTCTCGGACTGCGTGCCTTCCCAGTATTGCGCAGTGTACGGCGACTGGTACAACGTAGTTGCCGAAGGCCACTGCATGACCCAGGATTTCGTCGAGGCGAAGTTCTCCGCTCTTAGAGCGTCTTGAACGACAAGCTTCAACGCCGGGTCATTGCCCCAGATATTATTCGCGATAACTGCTGTTGCTTCCTCGGGAGTTATCGGGGCATGAACGTTTACTGACGGTTGTTCGAGCAGCATGGGTCACTCGGTTCGGAAGAGATTAGCCAATGGAAACTTTGGGATCGATGACTTCTCCGACCTTGGTTTTCTTGTAACCCTTGCAAGTCTGCGAACCAGACGCGAGATCAACTCCGCACGGATTGTCAACAGCTGTGCTGCCTTCGCTGGCAACGCTCGCGGAGAAAGCCTTTCCGCCCTTACCCCACTCGGAAGGACCATCAACAGACACAGACTCGTTGGCTCGCGGGGCTTCCTGGTTGTCGCTCTGCTTCACGAGCATGTCTTGGCCTTCCGCGTCCCCGTGGGCTCCACCAGATTGACCGTTACCGGCCTTGACGGACTGAACATGGAACTCGGACGCCTTCGCCTTGTAGGGATCTTTCTGACTTGGGTTCTGATCGACCAGTTGATTATGTGACATTGTTTTTCCTCTGTTACAAAGTTGGGTGCGTATTTATAACTACCCCAGAATTCCGCTCCCAAGAATCGGTTCTAAGCCACCAGGGGCGGGAGACGACCTCATTCCGGAATCTTCAGGCACTGCGACGATGGGTTGAGCTATCGGTGATGTCACCCAGTTGAGTTCGCCGGTCTCTGGGTTGTGCGTCAAAAGGAATCCACCAAACGGCGATGCAAAATCTTCTTCGAACAAAAGCTTCCACCCGGCTTCGACTTTGCTCCAGGTCTGCGTTTCGTTTTTCGCAATTGACTGCGCCATCGCGGGAGCATGCTTCAATTGTCTCGATATCACATCGGGGATATCGTCGTGGTGGCTGGCACCCATGCACTTCTCGAACTCATCGTATAAGACTCCGATGAATGGGAGGTGCGCGGCAAACTTCATACGACCGTCGTCCAACCACGGCTGCAGCGCCGCCATACGAATCTTCTTTGCGTCTTTATTTGTCTCCGCCGACACCCAATCGATTCTGTTGAAGAGCCCAATGATGTACGCATCTCCGGTCTTCAGCGCCTCAGACTTAATAGCCGGTTCGAGAAGCTTGGAACCAGAGGCGTCTTCAATCGAGACGACGTAGGGCCGGTACTTCAAAGCGAAATCTACTACAGCCTTCGCAAGATCTGAAGGCGTAAACCGGGCACGGATTAAATCGTGTACGAAGAACTGACCTTTATCATTCCAGATCGCAGAGGACGCCGTGCAGTAGTCTCGACCTTTCTTCTTGCTGAACGCGAAGTCCCAAGTTTGGCTGACCGGACCACGCGAGGGAAGCTCGGTGAAAGGCACGGTAGCTAGAATCAACTTGTCGCGCTCGAAAATCGAGAATGTCGCGGAGCGTGGGTTCTGGTTGAGTTGACCTTCGAAGGTCTCTTCGTTCTCACCGAACTCTCGCAGCAACCACGGGTACGGCATGATCTTGGGAAGCAGAAGGTCGCAACCTTCGATGCCCGCTTCCTTGTAAGTGACGGGCTTCCCTTCGATCTTCAGCTGCTTTGCTACCTCGGGCTTGATCGTGATAGCCCGCCCGATCAGGATCTTCGTGCAGGTACTGTAATTCTCTGTGTACTCCAAAGCCGGTTGCCGGTTGGTCTTGATGTCGCCGACGTTCTTCTCGATCAGGACCCCGTAGTGATCTTCCTCGGCATACCGCGTACCGATCATCTCGAAGTAATAGTCGCCCGGCCTCAGAAGTTTCTTAGACAGGAAGATCTTTTTCGAAATCGACTGGCACTGCTCAGGGCTTTCCGAATTCTTATCGCAAACCGCGTCATCCGCTTTGATGATCTCGAAGTGCAAACCAGACTTCGTAGATCCAATCGACGACGCCAGAACCGTGGGCTCTTTACGGTGGACCTTCTTCGCGGCCCAAACCGGACAAGTAAATTCGAACTGGTTGCCCGCATCGAGTTCCTTTTCCGTCATGCAGAACTCAGGGAAGAAGAAGTTCATCAAACTGACATCGTCTTCCTTGGCGGCGAAGTGCCCCTTCAACTCTTTCACAAAACCGATGGCGAGATCATCGACGCCGGTGAGGAACAGAACCCGAATCTCCGGAAAATTGAGAATCCACTGCACGGCATCGCAGACATCAATCGTGCTCTTGAATCCGCCGCGAGGCCACAGGATCAAACGCTGCTTGAAGCTGTCTTGATCCCCGATCTCTTTCTCCGGGTTCTTCTGCACGAAAAAGTCACAGACGATCTGGTACTCTTCTCGGGTGATACGATTCTCTTTGATGTGCTTGTCTACGCCTGCCGGGTTGGTTCCCCAGCAAAAGTATTTCACGAGCCAGAATAGATCCGTTTTCGACCGGCGACGAACCTCTTTACTCAGAGGGACCTTGTCTAGCCCGAGGGACGCTAGATTCCGCAGGCTGTTCCGAACATCGACGCGAGTCAGATATTCGTACAGGACATCATCCGGAATCTTATCCGGCGTCCCGTGAGTAGCCAACAAGCTGTCGAAGGTTTCGAGCATTGATTATTGCAAGCTGCGCACGTAGATGTACAGGACACCTGCACTCAAAGTCGGAACTTTGAAGTTCCGCCACACGATGTTCATGGCTTCGAAATCGTACTGAGGATCTTGCCCAATGTAGCCAGCTGGCGTGTTGCCAGCCAACAGCACCAAGCTGTCAGAAGTCTCTTGAATCGAGAATGACGCGGAAGCTCCTGGAGTTCTCCAGATAACTTTCGAGACTCCCAGTCCCATCGGATTTCCGGCAGCGAACAAGGTAGTTGCGTTGGCGCGGAAGCCGTTCGTAAACGTGGTGTCGATGACGATTGGATTTGTAACGTAGGAATTAGCCATGAACTTTACCTCGGGTTGCCTCGTTGTCTCCGAACATACTCCAGCACCGCCTCTACCGCGAACCGATCAGCCTGTCCCTCGTTGAGCGGCTTCCCGGCCTGATCTTGTAGCGCATGCTTGTACTCATGGGCCAGCAGCAGAAGAGAGATCGGAGCGTACTCTGGATAGAACAACCCGGTCGCAAGATACATCAGCTTGACACCGTCCGTGTGTTCTCCGTTGTGATAGATCCCGTAGTAAGGCTCAGAGCTGCTGTCCTGGTCATCGGGAACCTTCGTGCTGTCCGACTCGATCTCTGCATCTGGAAAAATCTGGAGATGCACATCCTTCTTTAACGGATACTCTTTGTTCAGGAAAGCAACAAAACTCCGCAGCTCTTTAGAAAAGTGTGGAATCCGACCTTGAACGATGAGCATGGGCTTGGAGGAGCGTTTCGATCCCAGGATCTCTTTGACGGCCATCTTAACCTCTGAAGCCCGGCATCTCATGCGGGCACTTGCCAAAGTGAGCGCGAGCGAAGTTGCAGTTGTAACACAGCAACCTGTATTTCAACTTCGGCCAACCCTGGTCTCGAAGCAGCTTGTACATTCGCCAGCCACGGGTGCCTGTTTGCTTACGGTGCTTGTCGCCGCCGCCATCGGTGTGATCGAGTGAAAGGAACTGCGGCACTCGAACCTCACAACCTCCGGGGCACTGACATTTACCGCCGTAGGCTCTTATAAACTCGGATCGTATATCCTCACGATCTGCAGCTTGCTTGCATCGGGAGCCGCAGAACTTCTCTTGTAGTGGTCGTAACGACTTTCCGCACTGGGAACAGAATCGCATTTTGCTTTCGTCCTGTCGTTTCTCTTCTCGGGATACTGCGGGAAAAAGATCGTTCGGAAGCTTTCCATTCTCACCTCTTCAGTTTTTTCTTTTTGCGATGGTGTCCTTAGTCATTCTCAGGGATGTCGGCTCCTGCGGCTCGGGCCTTCGAGAGCATGATCGCGACTCGCTGCTTGTTCGCCTGCTTCGGTCCTTTCTTTCGTAGCGTAGCTCCCAGAACCTTCGGAGGGTTGTCCTTGAGTTCCTTGCCTGCCGCCCGGACAAGACGTTGAGTCTTGCTGGGAACCTTCTTCTTTCCGGAACCCAGGGAACTGGCAGCCGCTGAGACCTTGCCTCCGCGCCGGTACTTCTTCGCTTCTTTTACCGGCAGCACGGCTTCGCCTTTGT